TTTCATTCCAAAGGCAGAAACTAGACGAACAATTATTTAGTTAATTGTTAGTACATAACCAGTAAAAAAAGGAGAAGGCTATATGGAATATTTTGACTCAATTTTAAAGACCCCTGAAGAAATAAAAGAAGAACTTGATACTGCTTCTGATGCAGTAGCAGATGCCCAATACGATTACCGTAGACTAGAAGAACATAAAAAAATTGCCCAAGAACAATTAACTTTAACTGTTAAAATGGAAAAGAACTGTAGTATGGCAGAAGCCAAATCTCATGCGATTTCAGACAGCAACTATAAAATTTTAATAGATGGAGTCATTGAAGGTGAAAGAAAATATAGTAAAGCAAAATCAAACTATGCAAACTTAATTTCTAAATTAGATTATATGAGAAGTTGGATTTCATGTCAGAAACACATAAGCAAATAAACGAACGACTCATTGAGGAACTGACTAATGAGAATCTAGTCCTGAAAGAACAAAAAGAAATACTAGAATTAAGAGTTAAATATTTACAACAACAAATCAGAACTTATAGTGTGAAGGATTATGGAAAAAAAGATATTTAGTAAGGGAACTTTAAACAAGGAGAGTTACCATGAACGAGTTAAAAACTATGACCCCAAGTTTGCTGAAAAAAGGTTTGAAGATTATTGTAGAAGTAAAAAACTTTCTTTTAAAAAGCTATTACTCAACGCAGATGAAAACTTGTTTGAGAGTCCTATCCCACACTGGTCTAAGCTTGGTCTTATGGTTGCTCAGCCTGATTATTTTTGTTACGGAAATAATAAGCAATTCTATGCAGAAATTAAAGCAAGTAATAAAATCAAGATACGAGATTTAAAAAAATACTGTGCATGGGAATCAACTATGTGCGATATTAAATATACTCAATATTATATTTGCTTTTGCTTTAATGATAAAATGGTTATTAAAACCATATCTCAAATAATGGAACTATTACCAAAATCTAAGCTTGATTCGTACCACGAAGGCAACAAATACTATATTCTCCCCTTATAAGATATTGCTATATTATATAATATCTATATTATGTATTGTACAAACAAAACAACGGAAGGAAACCAAATGACTAAAATATTAACTGCCGTTAGCTATGCCTTTATTATTGTAATGATTTTATGGATTCTTAAAAACTCTATTTTTAATTTATTGCAAAGCATTAGTTATCTTGACCCTGTAACTAAAATATATGTTTGTGTGGGTTTTGCTTTGATTATTGTTTATTATGGTTTTCAGGGTTAATGCCAAGTATTCACGACATTTTTATTAATTTTTTTAAAATTAACAGACTCTAAGTCATATTCTATTCCAGTTATTTTATATTTATCTGTGCTATTCAAAGTGCCTATTAAATTATTAGTAACAATTAAATTTGGGTAAGTGTCTTCAACTTTTGTGTAAGTAACTTCTTGTTGATCTGTTTTTTTATCTATGTAACTAATAAATACAGTAACCAAAACATAATTCATTATTTCTTCTTAAACAAATCCAAACTAGGCTTCAACCCGTAAATAGAACCAAAGATTCCAACAGTTAGCCAAACATACCAATCGGGTAAATTGTTAAAGTACAAGAAGAATAGATCCAATTTTTCTTTAGCATCTGGAGAGCCTGAAAATACTGAATAAGAAATTACCAAGATAGGAAGTATTACAATCGCAAGTACAACCTCATCTTTATAACCTGTTTGCTGATTATCATTTACAGCAGTAGTTAATTCTATTTCTCCTCTTTTCATTTTTTCAGCAGTTAGAAGTCTTGCTTCACTCATAACAACTTCTGTTGCCTTTTTGTTCTTATAAACATCAGTTCCAGCTTTAATTGCTAAACTTGCTAAATTCCACCACATATGCGTACTACCTTTGTTCTTAACAGCCTCTAAGACTGTCAAATTAACCCTTTATTTAATGATTTGATATCCTTGCCTTATCAATCTATAGGAAAGCTATTTGTTTAGCCTTAAAATGCCTTAAAATTACTTTCCTTCTACTTTTTCAATTAGTAGTTGTATATAATGAATAGCCTTTTTTAAATCTTGGACTTCAATAGAAGTATTGCTAGATTTTATATTATACCTACTAATATATTTGATAGCATTGCCTTGATACCAATTCAAGTTGTTTTCATAGATGTAATCTGACACCTGTATTTTTTGGTCTTTATAATGCGAACCACCCACCTGAGTATCTTTAGGAGATTCAATTATATTTTTAAATAAAGCTGGGTTTGTCATTAGTAAGGTATGTAAGTTGTTTTCTGAGTATCTTCATCTCTAATTGCTTTTCCATTAATTTTTCTATTCTTCTTTTCATTGACATAAGAAATATGAATCCAACCACTATTACCACCCTCGTAAAATTCTAAGATCAGTTGGTCATACGATTCAATGTTACTAATAATCCAGTCGGCAAGTTCTTTGTTGTCCATTCCTAGTATTTCAAAATCTACCGCTTGTCCTTGAGTGTGTTGGGAAGTAATTTTTGAACCAATAGCAATACAGAGTTCTCCTGATCTAAATCCTGAAGAAATAGTTACTGGTTTTCCAAAATGAGAACGAATTGGTTGTAATACATTGGTACATAAAGATTTAAGATTATCTATTTGAGATGCGTTAGGATTATTAGGTATTCCTTTTCTTGAAGCTATTTGGCTTTTAGTTAATTCTTCTAATGAAAAGTTTGCTGATAATTTCATTATACTAATTTTCCTGTCCATTTGCCTTTGCCATCAAGTACCATTGGCATAAGTTTAGGCTGTGAATCAATTATCATACCACAACCCATAATAAATTTTGTCTTAAAATTCTTTGCGTAATGAAATGCCATATTGGTTTGTTCTATCATACAACCAACTTGCATACCCCACATCAGAGCATCACTGTTAGCCCAGTATTCAATCTTGAACTTTGAGTGAAAATGACCTTGAACAGTATTCATAGATTGTATCTGAGAAACACGAGCAACATCTGCTGAAATTCCATGAGTAAAAAAACATCTTTGTTTATTTGGCAAAGTAATAGTTAAATCATTTACCCAGTTCCATTTCTTAACATTTAAAAATTCATTATAACTTCTTAAAAATCCTCTTGGTATTCCATGCTTAATTCCTTTTCTATAAATCAAACTAGAATGATTTGAGTCAAGCAAAGTCATTTCAGGAAATATTGCTTCTAGTTCTTTTATGTATTCTTTAGATAAAGATAGTTCATGTCCAGCAGAAGGAAGATCAGGGTTGGTATCGTGGAAGCTAAGAGCATGACAGTCAATCTCATCTCCAATATTTATGATTCTAGTAGGCTTAAATTGTTTTTTAATTTCTTTAAGAAAAGCAAAGCTATCCTTGCGGTGGTATGGTATATGCAAATCAGATATAATTAATATCCGTTTATGTTCATTCATTATTTAAAATAATTATAAAACCCACTAACTAAACCAGCTATAACCAAAACAACAAAAATTCCGCCTTTGCCTCTGTTGATCTGAGAAAATAATTCATCTTGTCCTTTTTCTAATTTGGAAATTTTTTCACAAATGAATTGCAGTTTAACTTCTGTAGATGATTGTTTAGCCATAGGGTTCTAATAGTAGTATTTTACCGTAATGTCAATTATCTAGGTCTGCCTTGACCTCGTTTAGCCGAGTCCTTTATTTGTTTTCTTGATCTACCTTTTCTCTTACTTTTATTAAGTGTAGAGGTAATAGGATTAGTCCCAATAGAAGTTCCTTTGTATCTCTTGGTATAGGTAATAACTGCACCATATATATTTCCTTTTTTCGCCATTATAGCATGAAGTGAAAAGGGTTAAATTTTTTGTTAGGATTTTGTGGAGTGGGTCTTTCACATTTGCACATTTTAATATTGAATAGTTTGCAGATAATAAGTTTTAGTTTTTTAATCATTTAATATCTATATTCATAAATTTTTAGTTGGAATCATAATGTGTTTTAAGACTCTACCTTTTTGAGAGCCTTCTTTAATAACATAGCCTGAAGTTCCGTTGCCATTGATATCAACTTCTTTTCTAGCTTTGTTTAGAATTTTGTTGCTATTCTCTACTTTGTTGTTCTCGTAGTTTTTAGCAATTAAATCTTTTAGTCTTTCCATAAGCACTTGTCATTTGTGCCTTCCTGTTATTT